CGAGGCGATGAGTTCGATGTACGGCTCTGGTCTGGCGCAACGTCGGCAGGGTCTCACGGACCTCCGTGGGATCTCGGTGGAGACCATCAAGCAGCAGTTCCCGAAGCTCTCCGACGAGCAGGCCCGGAAGCTCTACGCGGATACGGTCCTCCGTGCCCGAGCAGAGAAGCAGGCACGTGCTGTCCGCCGGGAGTTCGACCCGCAGATCGAGCGTCTGGCGAAGTCTGGAGACTGGGAAGGTACTGTCCGCCTGATCGGGGAACGCGAACGAGCAGTCGATGAAATCTTCAACGAACTGCCCGAAGAACTCCGGGGAGGCTCAGGTACGCAGCGTCTCGGCTCCACGTTCGAGGCGAACCTGTCGGACAAGATCAACGAGATCGCAATCACCAACGTGTTCTCCACGACCACGGTGATGATCAACATGGTCCCGTCCACCCTCAAGGTGGCGATCAACCCGTTCCTCAAGGCGATCATGTCGAACCCGCTGGAGAAAGCCACGCGGATCGAAATGGCTGCGAACTACACTGCCATGAAGTCCGCCTTCAAGGGGGCGCTCCAAGCCGCGAGGTCTGCCTACAAGTACGAGCAGGCTCTGCTTACCCGGGACAAGGCCCGCCTGATGGAGGGCGAACTTGCCAACAAGGGGAAGTGGGCAGGTGCCTTCAGGACCATCCCGCGAGCCTTGAATGCGACCGACGAGTTCATCTCGCACCTCGCATACAACGGCTACGTCGGTGGGAAGGCGGCATCTGAAGCCTACGTGGATGCGATCCAGAAAGGGATGACCAAGCAGGAAGCCACGAAGGCAGCCAAGGATGCAGCGAAGAGGGCTCTGGAGAATGCCTACAAGGCACACGATCTGGACGCCCGACTGAAGCCCATCGTGAACAAGGGGATCAACCTCGGCTACACCGGCAAGCAACTCGATGACTGGGTGCTGAAGGAAGCCAAGGAGAACCTGAAGTACATCAAGCACGGCTCCGACAAGGAAGCTCTGGATTACGTCCGGGACGCTCTCTACAAGAGATCGTTCAGTGGGGATGGCGTCTTGAGTTCCGCCGCTCAGTGGATGGAAAGCGGGCTGATGAAGCTGCCCTCGCTCAAATGGGCGACCGGGCAACTGTTCTTCCGTACCCCGATCAGGGTCATGGAGGAAGGTCTCCGCTTCACTCCGGGTATCCAACTGCTGATGCCGAACTTCTACAACGATCTGGTGGGGAAGAATGGCGCAAGGCGGCAGGCTACGGCTCAGGGTCAGGCAATGCTCGGGCTGGCCTTCGGTGCCTCGGTGATGATGCTCTACGCCGAGGGGAAGATCCGAGGTGCTGGCACTGGCGACTACCGTGCGAAGAGGATGAGGCAGGACTCCGATCTTGCCGATCCCTACACCATCGGTTCCGACGATGGAGACACGTGGACCTACCGCATGTTCGACCCCATCGCTGTGCCGATGAAGATCATGGTGAATGCCCTTGAGTACCTTGATCAACTCCAGATCCGGGAAGCCCAAGGCGAGTTCGTCAGCGGTGCTGTTTATGACAAGGTGGCTGCAACCCTGAGTTCGGCAATTATGCCTGTCGTTCTGGCGATCTCGGATGCAAACCTCCTTGGTGGTGCGGCCACCACGGTGAAGCTGTTGACCGGTCTCGAGAACCTCGAAGGGGAACACAACGCCTTCCTGAAGTACCTCGGGGAGCGTCTGCGGTGGGCTGTGCCGAACGTGGCACACAAGCTCTACCGAACGGGTGACCCTGAGATGCGCGATCCGATCACCTTCGGTCAAGTCGTCCAGACTCAACTCGGTCCCATCGGCGGACTGATCGAGCAGGGACGGGAGATCAAGACCTCACGCTCCTACGACATCTTCGGCAACGTCCGCACGATCACCGATACCGGGGCGATGTGGGACATCTTCTCGACGGCATCCCACGAGGATCGCATCAAGGGAAGGTCCGAAGCTGAACTGAAGGTGATGCGGGAGATGGATCGTCTGGCCCGGGTGACTGGGGAGACCTTCACCACTGGGTACAAGCACCAGATGACCGGCGATCTCGATCTGAGAACCGTAATGACCTCCGACGGGAGCAAGACGCTGTTCGACCGGTGGAACGAAATCTACCGGGAGATGAACCCCGCCGAGGCTCTCCTGCCGGTCGCTGAAGCTGATCTGCCGGATGGCACCTACCAACACAAAGCATTGAAGGTCGAGACCATGCAGGCTGTGATCCGGGAATACCGGGACATGGCTTTCAAGCAGTTGATGGTCGAGGAGCCTGACGTGCTGCAGAAGAAGTTCGTTGAACTCAAGGTCCGCGAGGCGCAAGCCAAGGGCGGGATGTGGGACTACGGACGACGACAGAACGCACCACAGTTCGAGTGGTGATCCACAAGAGGGGGGACTTCGGTCCCCCTTAGTTTTTTCTGAGGGTTGAACTACATGGCTCTTGCACGAGTTACCTACACTCAGTCGGTGAGCGGGAACAAGAACTTCAACGTCCCGTTCCCCTACATCTCGCGGGACCACGTTAAGGTCACCGTGAACGGTTCCAATGTGTCCTTCACGTGGAACAACGCCAGCACCGTGAGTCTGGCAACGGGCCCTTCTGTGGGGGAGAAGGTTGAAATCCGTCGTGTCACCGAGCGGAACAACCTGCTGGTGGACTTCAAGGACGGTTCGACCATCACCGAGACCGACCTCGACACGCTGGCGCGGCAGAACTTCTACCTGTCGCAGGAGGCTGATGACCTCGCGGTGGCTTCCGATACCGTGGCGAACGAGGCGAAGACTGCAGCGAACACGGCGACTTCTACTGCGAACGCGGCTTCTTCCACGGCGACCGCGGCACTGAACACTGCCAACGCTGCAGCGGCAGATGCCACGGAAGCACTGGCGGTCGCCTACACGGCATCCGGCAACTCGGAGAATGCTCAGGCTGCTGCAGTGGCGGCTGAAGCCTCTGCAACGAGCGCAGAGGCAGACGCGGCAACCGCAGTGACCACGGCACAGCAGCTTCAGGTGACCGTCGATCAGGTGCTGACGGACATCCATATGATTGCCAACGGGGACTTCACGGACTTCGCCAAGAACTCCCAGAACCTGTCCGGGCTGACGAACTTCGCTGTTGCACGTCAGAACCTTGGTCTGGGGAACGTGAACAACACGGCAGACCTCGACAAGCCGGTATCGACGGCCACTCAGAACGCTCTGGATGGGAAGGCGAACGTAGGACATACCCACGACGCTTCGAACATCACCAGCGGGGTCTTCTCGATTGATCGGATCCCGTCCGCTGTTCGTAACCTCAACCAAGGGGTTACCAACCAAGACCCGAACCTTGCGACGGACCCGGTGATTCTCACCAACCACGCGAATAGTCCCAGTGCTTCGTACTACTGGCACATCACCACCACCTTCTACAGCACCATTTCATCGACCTCCAACCGAGGCCAGATCGCTGTCCAGTACAACAACGGTGCGCAGGTGTATGCCCGGAGTTATTACGGAGGTACTTGGACTGCGTGGCAACGACTGGACAACGCTGGGATTCCCGCCGCATCCACCTCGGATGCTGGTGTGGTTCAACTCTCGACCTCCACGTCTTCCACCAGCACCACGCTGGCGGCGACTGCGAGTGCTGTGAAGGCTGCGTATGACCGCTCCGTCCCCGATACGTCATCTAAAAACACTTCTGGTTGGGTCAAGTTCGGGAACACCGGGGTGATTATTCAGTGGGGTGTGTCAAACGCTTCCGAGACTGGAACGACTGTTACTTTTCCAACCGCATTCCCCGCTGCATGTAGTAGCGTGGTGGCGTGTTACGCAAACTCTGGTGACAAGATTTCGCTTGGCACAGTAACACCCAGCACGACTTCATTCAAGTTGTATGGGTGGGCATACGCTGCATATTGGATTGCAATCGGATACTGATCATGGGACGAATTTTCTTTTCAGCAGAAACTCGCGGTTTTTATGACGAAGACCTTCACGGCACAGCCATTCCACCGGACGCCATCGAGGTATCGGCAGAGAAGCACCGGGCGCTAATCGAGGGGCAGGCCGATGGTAGCGAGATCGTTGTGGATGAGACAGGTAGCCCGACGCTATTCAACCCTCGTGCCGGTAAGCCGTTCGTTCCTCCGTTCGTCTCCCGCTTCCAAGCTCGGGCTGCTCTCCTGCAGACCGGTTATCTGGACGACATCGAAGCCTTCATGGCGGACCCGGCAACCGACCCGTTCGTGCGGATCGCATGGCAGGACGCTCAGGAGTTCCGCCGCAACAGTCCGACGGTGCTGAGTCTCCAGTCCTTCCTCGGTCTCACCGATGGACAACTGGACGATCTCTTCCGGTTCGCCGCAACCATCGAGGCTTGATGGATGAAGGAAGAACTCTCGACCTACCAAGTCCTCGGTGCGATGGGTCTGGTCGGGGTGCTGACTGCCTTGGGGCAGCTTCTCGCGTCAAACGAGAGGCTGACCCCTCGGATCATCCTCGGTCGCGCTCTGTCCTCCATCGGGTTGTCGGTCAGTGCCGGGGCGTTACTGCTCTGGTTCGCTGAACCGCACCCGCTGGCCCTCATCGGCGTCTCTGCTGGTCTGGCCTCGTTGGGCACCAGCTTCCTCGAACGATTCCTCCAGAAGAAACTCGGCATCAACCCGTAAAGGAGAACCCATGGCTGCTACCTCTGAAGCCTTGGGGAACCTACACGAACTGGTCACGCGGGAACTCACTCGGCGCATCGAGTCGGGTGAGGCAACCGCTGCTGGCACCGACCCTCAGAAGATCGCCGTTGCCGCCTTTGCGGCGCCAGCGGCAGGCAGTAACGTCGTTCTCCGGTTTCAGGAGGGCGAGGTGTCCGTGTCTGCAGGCCAGAGCATTTTGATCGGAACTGCGACGTGCTTGGTGCCCGGCACAATCAGGTTTAGCGCAGAGCTCAAGAGCAATAATTCGAGCTACACCGCCACGCTAACCGTCAAGAAGAACGGGGGCATTGCCGGCTCCGTCGCTCACTCGGGCACGAGCTACACCACAAAGACGGTTGACGTTGCGCTTGCGCTTGGCGATCGAGTGGCGTTGACGCTCTCGTGTTCAAACCTTGCGGGAGCTGACGTAGCATATGGGCGCTACTTCCGCGCCCTGTCGGCTTCCAATATGTTTGCGCTCGCGTGAGGGGGGGGGTGATGATGACGAGCACCGCCAACTACCCCCGCCCCCATCGCACCCGAGCCCGGGCAATCCTCGCGCGCCTGGGGGAAATCGACCTAGCATCCGTGCGCCCGGCGCGAGCGGTCGCCGTGGGCAGCGCAACGCAGCGCGACACGGATGTACTGCAGGAATTGGAGATGGAAGCGGTGGGGCTGCGGGAGGAACTGCGAGGGCTGTCGGCGTGATGATGTACGGGTAAAAACCTGTCTAAGAGACCGAGTCGATACCAAGCGGAAAGCGGGCTTTAGGCCCGCTTCGCATTTTTCGATTCATAGACAAATCCGCCTAGTTTACTTTTTGCCACAAAGACATAGAACCGATTTTGCAGCTACTGATGCCGTGACGCTTGACAAGCTCCGTCATCGAGCCGCTGCCCACAAAAAGCAACGTGTATTGCTGCCCAATCCACGCAACCGGCTCCTGCCGCTCCATCGCCTCAACGCGGGCGCGCAGGGCGTCGCGCTCGTTTGCTACAGCGTTTAGTGTTGACCCGAGCGAATCAATAATCCTTTCCTTCAGGGCAATATCTTTCTCCGCCGCTTCGAGCTTCGCCATCAGCGCC